CTTGCTGAGCGAGCATGTTAAGGTAGTGAGGATCAAACCTGGTGGTCCTGTTAGAGATGTTTCTGGCCACGTACAATACAAGCAAAAAACGCTTGCCAATGCGGTCAATATATTGGAGAATGATGTTCGTATTTCTTTTGCCGTAATGGCTGGAAGTAAGGCTATTGTGACTAGTGAAGGTGGAGTACATCACTTTGCTGCAGCAATAAACAAACCTGCGTTTGTATTATACGGAGGAGTAATCCATCCAGATCAAACTGGATACTTTGATCGTAACCAAACATACTACGTATACGATCATCCCGAGACACCATGTGGGAGTCAGATACCATGCAATCATTGTCGACAAGCAATGGATGCCATAAAACCACAAATGATATTTGAGGATGTCATGCAACAACTGGAAAGTACACAATGAAGATTATAGCAGGACCATGTCAACACGAGTCATACGAGCAGTCGCTAGACATAGCTGCTCACTGTAAAGATATCTGTGATGCATATGATATTGACTATGTATTCAAGGCTTCTTTCGACAAGGCAAACCGAACAGCTGTTGGGTCTAAGCGTGGAGTTGGATTAGAAAACACTCTAGGTGACTTCCGTAGGATTAAAGAAGAGCTAGAGGACGTATTGACACTGACAGACATACACGATGTACATCAAGTATACGAGATCGTCAATCAGTACAACGATGCTGTTGATGTACTGCAGATACCTGCCTTCCTATCAAGACAAACAGATCTGATAGATGCTGCTTGCAGCACAGGTAAGATTGTCAACATAAAGAAGGGTCAGTTCATGGCACCTTGGGACGTTGCAGGTGTGCTGTCCAAGACCGCTAATGCTACCAATGAGGTCTGGATCACAGAGAGAGGAACTAGCTTTGGATATAATACTCTGGTTGTTGACTTTACTGGTGTCAGGTATCTTCTTGATAATTTTACTGCACGTATTGTTATGGATTGCACGCATGCTGTTCAGCGCCCTGGTGGTAATGGTACTAGTAGCGGCGGCAATCGCGATTATGCACCTTATATGGCCAACGCCGCCGCTGCTGTGGGTGTAGAAGACTTCTTCTTAGAAGTTCATCCAGACCCAGACAATGCACCAAGCGATGGACCCAATATGATACACCTACATAACTTTGCAGAAGTAGTTGATCGAATTGTTAATATTTCCTATGAGGCAAACAAATGAAGCAAGGTAAGGTTTGGGGTGAGACTGAGTTAATTGCACTAGTACCTGGAGTACTAGAGTTTCACCGAATCGAAGCAAAGAAGGGTGGTGTTTGTTCTAAGCACGCACACCAAAGTAAAACAAATGGGTTCTACGTAGAGTCCGGAACCCTGTTGATCAGAGAGTGGCAAACAAGGTATGATCTAGTGGACGAGACGATCCTTGGACCAGGTGATTACTGTATTGTGCCTCCTGGAGTGTTTCATCAATTCGAAGTAATTGAAGACTGTGTTGCATTTGAACTGTACTACGCTGAGTTGATCGGAGATGATATTGTTCGAGAGTCAGTGGGGTTCAAGCAATGATTACAATTTATTCTAGGCCTGGTTGCAAGTGGTGTGAGACATCAAAGTCTATTCTGGAGTTAAAAGGTATTCAGTACAATGAGTTAATGCTTGACCTAGACATTACTGTCGAGCAACTTAAAAAATTGGTACCTGGTGCTAAGTCCGTACCACAAATAATGGACGATAGCATTTACATTGGTGGATACAAAGAGCTGGTTGAGTACTTAGATAAAAAATGAAGATAGGTATCATAGGATATGGTTGGGTTGGTAAGGCAACACACAAGTTGTTTCCCGATGCTGTTATCTACGATAAGAATATACCAGAGTATTGTCGACCTTTGGACAACTCTGTTGACATTGCATTCCTTGCAGTACCGACTCCTTGGAACGGTAAACAACTAGATTGTAGCGCAGTCGAAGAAGCAATCAGTGAAGTTAGCTGTCAGTTCATAGTTCTAAGAAGTGCAACATATCCAGGGTTTGCTGACGAGATGGCCGCTAAGCATGACATTAAGGTTGTTGTCCAACCCGAGTATCTAGGGGAAAGTCCCTCTCACCCTATGCTTAACATGGTCACTAGGGAATTCATGATACTTGGTGGCCACCCAGAGGATAGAAGGAAGGTCATCGACTGCTATGCAACAGTATACAACTCTAACATTACTATCAGACAAATGTCAGCCAAAGAAGCAGAGTTTGTTAAGTTGTCAGAGAACAGGGCTATCTTCTGGAAAGTAATGCAGTGTCAGGAATTGTACGATGCATGTGAAGCTGCTGGGTTAGATTACTATACTGTACGTGAAGCAGTTTATGGTGACGACCCAAGAATGAGTTTGTGGTTTAGTTTTGTATACCCAGACAAACGAGGAGCAGATAGTAAATGCATTCCAAAAGACGTGTATGCGTGGAATCATTTTTGTGAAAGTATTGGTCTCGACACCTTTGCTACAAAACAGTTACTTAAATACAATCAAACACTAGTGAGTAATTCAACATGAGTACTAAGTTAAGGATCATTGATGATGCACCTAAGATGGAACCAGAAGGCGAGGAGTTTTTATTTGGTGGCGTGACTACTGATGAGCTATCCGAGAATGCAATGGGTGGCACTGAAATGATGAAGCATGGTCTGTATGACCGTCTTGATCCCGAGATACGAGATAAAGTGCAAATTATTTGTAGTCGTGTGAGGGAGGTCGATAGCAACCGTCCGACAATCTTGTGGCTGCATGATATGTTCAATGATCCAGAATCCCAACACTTACAAGATCCCGAGCAGCGTAAACGCTTCGACAAGCTAGTGTTTGTTTCTAATTTTCAAAAGACTCAATACGAATTGGCTTATGGACTTAGGCCAAGTGAGTATGTAATTTTAAAGAATTGTATCAAACCTATCGAGCAACATACAAAACCATCACCAGCAGACCAGATCAACATTATCTACCACACCACACCTCACCGTGGATTAGACATTCTGGTGCCTGTGTTTGAGGAACTGTGTAATCACCATGACAACATAGTATTAGATGTTTACTCGAGCTTCAACATTTATGGATGGGCCCAACGAGATGCAGATTACGAGCATTTGTTTGAGAAATGCAGGAGTCACCCAAAAATTAACTACCACGGGTACCAACCAAACGATGTTGTGCGAGAGGCTCTACAAAAAGCACACATCTTTGCCTTTCCTTCAATCTGGCCAGAAACGTCATGTATTGCTGCCATTGAAGCCATGTCTGCTAGATGTGCAGTAGTAGCTCCGGATTTTGCTGCTCTTCCAGAAACACTAGCTGGTTTTGGAATTACATATGGTATGAATGAAGACGTGAACATGCACGCTAACATCTTTATTCAAGTACTTAACCAGACTATTCAACAAATTAACACAGACGCTATGGACAGCAGGTTAGATTTCCAGAAGGCATATGTTGATGCTTTTTATTCGTGGGAATCTAGGGTTCCTCAATGGGAGTCGTTAATTAAGAGTGTGATAAACAATAACTGATAAATATGTTAATGGGCAAAGTAATACAGTTTCCAAACGGCCGAACCGATCCTGTACAACAGGAGGTTTCGGATTTTTATGAGAATGAAATTACCAAAGCATATATTGAGGATTTTGTTGATAAAATAGGACACGGGCTAGTTAATGAACTACATAACAATGGTTATGACGTTGACGACGAAGAATTCATCGTACGATTCATGTACTCCCTAGAGATGATGAAATCCGTTTTATACTACAACAAGGGAATCAAACATCAACTCGAAGATTTTGTTAGTAAGCATTCCAGACGTTATTTTGAAAATGAAGTGACAGAAAATGATGAATAAATCTATTTACGAAACATTACATGACATAGCTAAACTCGATGGTAATAAAGCAAGGTCTGAAGCACTATCTGCTTATCAGAATGACTTTCCTATTAAAGTTATTCTTGATCTTGTTTATAATCCAAACATTGAGTTTATACTTCCAGAGACCGATCCACCCTACACTCCTATTGACGAAGGTATTGATGCACAAAATGTGCTCAAGGCAGACATTCGTCGTCTAAAGTATTGTTTAAACATTCCAGAAGGAGAACAACTTCGTCCTCACAAACGTGAGCTGATGTTTATTCAAATGCTTGAAGCTGTTGATGCTAATGACGCTAAACTTCTTTTAGCTGTAAAGAATAAGAAGTTGCCACCTGAGCTGAAAGATATTACGGAGAGTGTAGTGAGGAAAGCGTTCCCTGGGATTGAAGAGAAATGGAAAAAGTAGCCTTTATTATTGGTAACGGTCCAAGTAGGAAAGACTTCGACATAACAAAGCTAAAGGGTAACGGAACAATATACGGGTGCAATGCCTTATATAGAGACTACCCTGATCTTGTTGATTATTTGGTGTCAATTGATCCCCCTATTATCGAAGAGATAACTGCAAGTGATTTTCCAAAAGAAAGGTTTATTGTACCTCCGTTAGAAGAGCAGTTTGAGGATCCTCAGTATAACCAGTATCAGCGTTTTAGATCCAATGCTGGGGTCAATGCTATGCTAGAAGCAATAAAAGCTGGACACAACGTTTTATACTGCTTAGGATTTGACTTTATGATCAAGTCTCCAAAGGTATCGTTAGGGAATCTCTATGATGGTACTAACGCATACGGCCCTGAGACGCGTTCTAGGTACAACGATAATCTAAATAGAGTAAAGTACATGCAGTTCATAGCTCGCAAGTACAGTAAGGTAAAATTTAAGTTTGTCGTTCCTAGATTCGGCAACAAGGATGAGTACCATAACTTGAATGCAAAAAATGTGTTTGGTGTGTTCTACGATTCATTTGAGCAGTCACTTCAGCAAGATGTTGCAAAGGCTGCTGTAGGATAATGCCGACCTATACTTTTAAAGATACTTCTACTAACGAAACCTTCGAAGAGCTCATGTCTTACGAAGAGAAGGTTTCTTTTCTCAAAGAAAATCCTCAATTTACCAGTGTGCTCGATGGTATTAACATCGTGGCAGGCATTGGTATGGATTCAAGAATTAAAAATGATGATGGATGGAATGAAAACTTACAGCGAATAGCTGAAGCCCATCCTTCCAGTGACTTAGCCAATCGTTATGTTAAAAAGACAGCGAAGGAAGCTAAAACTGAAAGCGCTGTAGCGAAATGGAGGAAAACCCGTCAATTACAATAACAACTAGGAGTTACAATGTCCGATCTCGGTCTAGCTTATCAAGAGTACGATTTTTACGAAG